CTTCAAGAACACCCGTTCGGACTTCTTGAACATCAGTTCGGAGTCCTTGGCCCTCGCCTCTGCCGCGCTCCATCCGTCGCGCAAAACGACTGCGCTGCCAGTGTCGCTTGTAGAAGTGCCGCCGTTTCGGTTCGGCATACCGCAGATGGTCAACACCGTCTGGTACATGTGGTCTACAAGCGTCTGCGTCTCGGACTGATTGAGGTTGTTAATCAGGTAGGAGACTTCGGCTTTCAGGTTGTTATCAATGTCCTTGAACTTGATAGCCCCTTCCTCGCGCAACGCCTGAAAATCGTCGGAGGAAATATCGACGTTATGGAAAAGCATAAGGGCCTGAATGAACTGCTCCACGCCGTCCAGACGGTTGCTATCCGTCAGGTTGATCGCGTCCAACAGCGGGACAACCAGTTCAAACGCGCCGATACGCGCAATGTTCAGCGGGTATTCGATAATCGGAATACTCCCCAGAACATGCCCTTCATGCCGAATAATCACAGAATCCACGATCTCAAAATACTCAGTTTCGGAGTAGCAGGAGTAGTGTATTCTGCCGTTTTCATCTACGACGTACTTCACGCCCAACACAGGCTTGTTGCCAAGGCCGTTGTTGTACACCACAAAGGTGAAGCGCGGGTCAAGCGTGTAGATTTCAAACGGGGCTTCGTCCTCGTCCCCGGTTTCATCCGGGAGAACCATGCGGAAAGCAGTACCGCAGATATGGAACCAGTCAGCCAACTCCTTGTCCTTTGCAAACTTTTCCTCCGCATAGACGTATTCGTTCAACTGATTGATCTCGTCTGCCATATCGTCCCCGTTCGTACTGCGGGAAACGTACTGCAACGGTTCGCCCATCAGATAGCCCGACTTGAAGGACACGATTTCGTTTGCCCTGTTCTCCACAATCTTGTTGCAGATTTCGGGCCGAACATCCTTCTCCCGGTTGAGGATGGGTTGGAACCCACGGTAATACCGCCAGAGGTAGTTGATCTCATTGCGGTTCTCATTGTGCCGGGGCAAGGCGCGGTTCAGGATAGAAACGACATTCTGCGCCGTCACTACCGTAGCATCCGTCTTGATAACTCGCCTACCACACAGAGCCATACGCGCCCCTCCTTGCATGATGAAGTGAAAAGGTGAAGTAACCCGTCCGGGAGATTTATTTAATGAGGAACTCCCACTCCACCTTTTCACGCTCCATCATATCCAGTTCGCCTATCCTTGTCAAGCCCTTTTAACATAAATATAAGGATTGGAGAGTTACACAGGTCGCTTAATAATCTCAGGCTTGGACGCAACCAACATGCGCAGTTCATTTTCCAGCAGCGACAGGGAGTCCGGGGCATCATCGTGAGGCACTTTGCCAGACCGGGTGTAGGTCGTAAGCTGTTTCATAAACTCCGCATACTGACTGTTCCGGGCATACGTGGACTTGTCCTTGAAGTAGAACTTCTTCAAGATCATGTCCGATGCAAACTCTATGCGGGTCTGCTTGTTACTGATAGTCCGCTTGGTACGGATGGAACACAGGTAGCCCCGGTTTGTCAGCAGTTCTTGTACGTCGCGGGCAAAGTAGGAACCGGCGTTGTTGCTCTCGAAGGTACAGGCGACAACCTTGTTCTCCTGTAGGGCCTTGGCGCACTCAGGCTTGGTCGTTTCCGGGGGAGCGTCATCAAACACCACGTCGATAATATACACTTCCTCGCCGTACACAGCGGCAACCGGGAGGGAGCAATAGTCCTCGCCCTTGTCTGCGGTATCGCACACGGCAATGATGCTGTCCGGGTCACGGTCAACCGGCAGTTCAAAGAAGCGGTTAAGCTGGTTCTCAGGAAACAGCAGACCCTTGGCCTCGAAGGGTTGTTGTTGGAACTCCGACTCGAACTGTTCAGCCGACAGCATTTCCCGCTGGTCGCGGAAATACTGAGTCGTGAACACCTTCTTGCCCTCGCGGGTGTACTCAAAGTTGCTCTCGTCCGTGGTCAGGTCAAGGGCGGGCGTTTCCAGTATCTTCATCCGCTTGCCCTGCTTCGACATTTCCTCCTGCAAGTGTCCTATCGGGTCGTACAGGGAGTACCGGGTTCCGCAAATGACGATAGGCGTACCCTCAATGGCACGTCCGATAATATCACCCGATATGATCTCCCACTTATCGTCAAGCCGCTGCCGGTTCTTGGCTTCTTCGCGTCCCTCCACACAGTCATCCAGATACAGCAGGTTCGTTGCCTCGCTCAAACCTACCTGCCTCGCGTCAATCGACCTGCACATAACCGTGGGGAAACGGGACTTATGCAGAAGGTTGATGATCTTCGTGTCTGCGTTGGTCTGAACCAGCTTGCTTTCAGGGAAAATGTCGTAGAAGTGGTAGTCACTGGGCGTTTGCAGGTATTCCAGACAGCCCAGATAGAAGGACTTCACAAGGTCATCACCCGTACCTTCCATGAGCGTAGACCTGTCCGGGTACTTTCCAGACAGCATATTCGTGAAGTTGATACCCAGTTGCGACTTGCCAGCGCGTTTCGGCATGGAGATAGACAGGAAGTCCAGCTTGCCGTCCAATATCTCCTGATAAGCGTCCACATACCTTTTAAGGTAGTGTCGCCGGGGCTGGTAGAACTTCTTATCCAGAGGCTTGCCGAACTCCACCGCTTGTAGGTAATCGTCGAAGTAGAACGGCGCACTGAGCAGCAGCGAACGGAACAGCAGGTCGTTGAACCTCTCGGCCTCGGAGAAGTTGCTTGTCTCAGCAGCATAAACGAGGGCAAGGTTGATCTTGTCCCTCAGTTCATGGTTCCAGTCATGCCGGGAGATTTCCCGGCAGACATTGAACATATCGTCATAAGCCTCGAAATCGTCAGGGTGAAGCGCAATCGCCCTGTCAATCCCGGCTTTCAGCTTGTCGTAATCCACATATATCACCCCTTGTTGAACTTGTCGTACATCTTCTGAATACGTTCATCGTCCACCGCTTGGCGGTATCGCCTATGGGTGTTCACCGTCGATTTGATGAAGTTCAGAATCGCCTTTATGAAGTAAATCAATGCTCCAAGATAACACAGTCCTGCGCCTATCAAGAACACAAAACCGTAATCCGAACTCGCAAAGGCGAACGCTGCAACTGTACAAGCAATCGCGCCCACGATACACAGAAATGTCTTACCCACGATTAGTCCTCCTTCAAAATCGGTTCATGCTTGCCTACGCCGTTACCCAAGCCGTACCTGTAATTGCCCCGGTAGGTGTCCTCGTTTTTGAGGATATTCTGGATTGCGGAGTGCTTGAACTCCAAGCCCTTCTTCGTCCGATACCCACGCCGGTTCAATTCCTCGGCAATACCCATGTAAGTACCGCCCTCTTTGCGAAGCTGGAATACCAGCCGCACGATCTCAGCTTCTTCGGGAACAACTACCAGACTACCATTCTCAGCCTTATAGCCGATGGGCGGTTTACCGCCAGCATATCCACCGCTATTCGCCTTGGCTTCACGCCCCATTGCGGTTCGCATCTGGATATTCTCGGACTCCATCTGATTGAAGGAGGACAGAATACCGATCATCGCCCTGCCCCAAGGTGTGGAGGTATCAAGGGTTTCGTTCAGAGATACCAGCGCAATGTCGTTCTTCAAGAACACGTCCTCAATAATGGTCATGGTGTCCTTCTGTTTGCGGGACAGTCTGTCCAGCTTGTAGATAACCACCGCTTCGACGTTGCCCTTGTTGATTTCAGACAACATGTCCTGCAAGCCGGGGCGGTTCATAGTCCTGCCAGAGATACCGGGGTCACTGAATGTCCCGACATACGACCAGCCCTTGGACTCAATCGCTGCCTTGCACATTCTTTCCTGTTCTTCAATAGAGTAACCTTCGTTCGCCTGTTCAGCCGTAGATACACGGGTGTAGACGCAAGCCTTTTTCATTTCAAACATGTTATTCCCTCCTGTCATTTACTATTATACAGATTTACAGTTATTTGTCAATAGGTTTCTGTAAATTTAGTGACTTTTTTTTATTTGCGCGGAATTTTCGACCCTCACCCGGCTCCCCTGCCTGATCTCCATTCCCCCATGCCCCTAACCAAATGATCTACCGCAGGGTTGCG